TGCGACAACTACCACTGGGAGTGGTGTCTTTACAACGGTGCTGGCGAGGAAGAGGCCGTGCTTGATGGTGTTTTCATGGCTGGCGAGTTCCTGCCTTGGAGCAAGCAGATCAAGCTGTTTTGCCGTGACTACGCTGAGAAGCGCACTGGCTACCCGCTGCGCCGCGTCACCTATATCACCGTCGAGCGAGCTGATGCCGTCATAGAGGCGCTGTCGGGCATCGTTATCGTGACCACTGGAAAGTCTTTTGAGGATCGTGAAGGCGACCATATGGTTCACGTTTACATCGATGAGCGTTGCAAGGACGTGGCCGACGCTATCGAGTCTTACCTTGAGGCTCCAAAGGTTGCAGCCGCCGCAGCTCAACGCGCTGCTGAACAGGCTGAATTAGATGCCGCCGAGCCTTGCCCTACTGGGCGCGTCGAAATCACCGGCGAAATTCTTGCCACCAAGCTGCAAGAAAGTTACTACGGCGACACTTGGAAGATGCTGGTCAAGGATGACCGAGGCTTTAAGGTCTGGGGCAGCATCCCTAGCAGCATACACGCTAGTCGCGGAGCGCGAGTCACCTTCATGGCGGCGGTTGAGCCATCGCGTGACGATGACAAGTTTGGTTTTTATAAGCGGCCCACTAAGGCCGTCATTCTGGGCGAGGAGGCCGCGTAAGCGGATAAGTAGGCACAAAAAAAGGGGGCATAAGCCCCCTTTCTTTTTGCTTGGTATCTACGCGCCTTGTGAGCCGTAAATTCCGCGCCAGTCGGAAAAGCCAAAAGAATATCTTTCTCTGGCCTTGTACCGGATGTTACCAGTCGTGAAGTCAGGCTCCATCGTGGTTTCCATCGCAGTACGCTGGAACATCTTCAAGCCTTCACCAGCGTCGGTGACGCTAGTCAGCAGGAAGAAGGCATCAGGGTCAGTCAGGTAGTGATTGACCGTGTAGCCACCGGGCAATACACCCGTGTTGCGAATTGCGTTGATGTCGTTGTCAGCCGTACCGCTACGAAGCGTAGAGCTTAGGATGCGGTCAGCAACAAACGTCAACTGAGGTGGAACAACCAGCTTGGTCGCTTGAACAGAGATCGTCAGACCTTTGTCATCAGTAAACGTGCTGATATCGATCAGCGCGTCTTCCAAAGACGTTTCGTTCAAGTCAGCCATTGACGTTGCACGGTTTGCGGCAGTGCCGCCACCCGCTAAGGGGTGTGCCGTGTTGATCAATGTAACGCCGTCACCGCCAGTGAAGTTGGTGTCAAACGCATTGTTCAATACGTCAGCGCCTTTAACTTCCTTGGTGTTAGCCATAGATCGGGCCAAAGCCTTCACATATCGCTTGCCCAATGAGTCGTAAAGGTTGTCCTCTACGGCTTCGTCGGTCAGAGCGAAAGCCAACGCAACAGTGTCGTGCGTGTAACGAGCGGTGTAAGACTCAGAAGCGTTATCAAATTGTACGCCTTGGCCTTCAGTTTTGGTCGGTGCTCCGCCGAAACCAGTGATCAAAACCTCTTCTTCAAAGGCTCGCTGTGAGTCTTCGATAGCAAAGATTTCTTCGTACTCGCGGTCATATGAGTCATAGCTCATGCCGAAAAGCGAGTTCAGACCCGGCTCTAGCTCTTTAGCTAGTTGTGCTCTTGAAATAGCCATTGTCTAGCCTCCTATTAAGCTAAGCCAGCGCCCTTGACGCCGAATACTGAGTTTTGAATAACCACAAGCACGTTAGTGTTTGCAGCCCCAACGTCCGAGTTATTCGGATCTTGCGAGATGTCAATCGCTTTGATTGGCAAGGTTGTTGCTGTCGCACCAGTGGTTACGTCCAGCTCAGCGCCTGAAATGCCAGTCAGAGTGCTACCCGCTGTGGTGTACACGATATCAAAGTTGCCAAACAAGTCAGCGACAGGGAACGTGTCATCAGCTTGCACCTCGTAGACAACATTCGGATCATCAATGATGAAAGCGATGATGTCTGAAGCATTGGTGCTTGCAGGGTAGTAGTTGCTGTAAACCTGCTCACCAGAGGTGGGGTCGGTGTATTGGCAACCATTAAAAACACCAACTACAGGCACAGTGCCTCCGTCAGCGTGTACTTCCACCGTACCACCAGTGACCTGAGCGACCATATCGCCTTGAAAAATGGAAGTTCCATAGTTCGCAGCAATACGATATCGACTTGAGCCACCCGAGTAAGGTGCGCCACCGATCATTCTGACCGGCTTCATTCCAAATGCAGCGTCTTTATTCGCCATTTGTAATTACCTCTATCGTCGTCCAAATGTGACGTTGCTATCGCGTTGAGGATCGTATTTAACATAACGGCTGTCGCCACGGGCTTCGCTAAACATGGTGTTGTCCAGCGCATCAGTGGCTTGTTGGCTCTTAGCTCTATAATAGGCTCGTCGCTCTTCAACCGTTTCATTAGGGATCTTCGCTAATAGCAACCCTTCGTTGTAAACCACGCCTTCGTGTCGGCCATTATCCATTGTTGGTAAAGAACGCCATTCTTCAGGAAGATCAGTACCTCTTACGAGATCCCATCCTTCTCGAAGCCGACGCGAGACATTAGCTCGGTCTTCTTGTCCCAACATGGACTCCCTGATCCACCGATAGGTATAACCTGCTGGTGGGGGTGGAGTTTCTAATGAACGCACTGGACGCCACGGTTTTCTGCGAGTCTGATTATCGTGTGACTGCGAATCACGGGATGAACGTGCGTTTGCTTTTGCTTCTGCCATTTTAGCTTGCCTCTCTTGATGCAATTTTCTGCTTCTCTTTAGCCACTCTCTGCAACCATGCCTCTTCAGACATATTGTGCGGTTTGAGACCTCTGAGTCGCTCTAGCTCAGACTTAGAAAAGCTTACGCCGTTCTTTTTGCCTTGTGTTTTTGACCGACCCCCTTGGGAGGCGGAAGCGACTCTTTGCACAGCGGGTCTGCTTCCACTTTGAACGGTCTGAGATCCACTATTAGTGGATTTCGTGTGAGGATAAACCGTACCTACACGGCTGTCCAATTCTTCGTAATACTCGTCAGAGCCTACGTCATAGCCTTCGTTGGCTAAATTGTAGTGTACATAGTAGGCGTACTGGGTCGCCTTCATGTCTTCTTCGTTGTCCTTGTTTGCGTACCAAGGATTTCGATCATGCCATTCAAGCGCATCTTCGGTCGGAGTGACTTCTTGCTCAGCCTCTTGATATTGCTCTTGCTGAACTACCTGCTCGTTGCCTTGAGAGACATACGCCTCCTGTTCTTGAGCGGCTTGTTGTCGTGCCTTGGCAACTCGAAGCTTTTCTTTCTGGATCGATATGTCGCTTTGAAGCTTTGCGGCCTTGGTGATTAAGTCTGAGTCGCCGCTCTCGACAGCCTTGCGGTACACGTCATCAATCTGTGATTCTTTTGAGGCCAGAGCCTCTTCTTCCTTTGCTAGAACCTGATTTGACTGATGAACCGACTGCTGACGATATTGCTGAAGCTCCGCTTCTTTCTGCAAAGCAATCTGCTCAAGCTGCTGCGCTCGCTGTTCAGCCTCTCGGTGCTTTGCGTTTAGCTTGTTGATCCGCTTGGAAACCGATTTGGTGTAATTCTCAAGCTCATCGCCTTCATTAGCTGCGCCAGATTCCTCTACTGGATCTTCTGTGACCTCAATAGAAACCTGCTCTTCTTCAAACTGCTCAGCGTTTTGATTCTCAATCATGTGAAACTCACTATGTCATCAGGGTTAAGGATGGTTCCAATGACCTCATCGTCATTGATTATTCGCACTTCGCCACCGTCTTCAAGCTTGAAGCGAGCGCCGCTGTAACGTCCGATCAATACCCACTGCTTTTCTTGGCACCACGGCTTGTTTCCAAACTTTTCCGTGTCGCCATAGCAAAGTGGCCCCATTTTTACAACATATGCCACAACAGTGGCAAGAGCCTCTCGGTCTACGGTTTCTTTTAGGAGGTGAATGCCGCCATCAGACTGGGCTTTGCCCTTGTAGGGCAAGACCAACATGCGCCAACCTGTGGGGTCTGGCATTCGTTCTAGGGCGGATTTATCAAGCAGGGTGGGGTCGAGAACGCGCTCTTCGCTTGAGACGTAAGCGGATTCAGTGGTCGGGATTGTCAATTTAGATTTCCTTATAGAATTCTTTGATGGTTTCCTCGACCAAGTTTATAACAGTTAGCTCGCCCTGCAAACTTTTATAATGTTCTATATCTTTGAGCATACCGTCCATCATGACTTCGCGGATAAGCTCTCTCCGCTCAGCCATGACCCTTTTCAGGCGCGAACCGAGATCAATATCATCCACTAAACTTTCTCATGAAAGTCGAAACCGCGAGTTGCTGCGCCAGCGCCACGGGCTTTGATTACCTTAATCTCACCGCCCATCGTGCGTCGAATCAGCTCAGGCGATGTAGGGCCAGATTTGATGCTCTTCGTTGGTGAATCAACCTTTTCGATTTTGCTTATATCTTTCATCATTCTTCCTCGCTTTCTTCGGTTTCTTTCTTAGCAGCGGCCTTTTTAGGCGCTTTTTTTATAATAGGTTCTTCTTCAATCACGATCTCTTCCTGAACCTCTTCAGCGACCACCTCTTCAATTACTGGCTCTGCCACGACGGGCGGCTCTTCTCCAGCAATTCGGGCCAGCTTTGCAGCAATCCGCGCATCGCTTTTTCTTTTCTTTTCTCCCGCATCTTTGGCTTGCTTCTCAGCCAAAGCCACTTCTACTTGCCTAGCGAGCTTTTTGTTTTCGCGCAGCTCTTCAATGCGCTGTCGGACGTAACTCGTTGATGAAATTAAATCAGCCATTATCGGCCTCCCATGTTCTTGTTTTGCATGTCTAGGAGCTTTAGCTCCGCTTGTTGCTCTAACCGACGAAGTGCTACATCGAGCTTATCGTCTGCAACTTCTTTCTGAATACCAAGACGCTGTTTAGCGATCTCTGTTTCTAGCAGCTTTTCTTCAGCTCGCTGCTGTTGCTTAGCTTCAAACTGTTCATTCTCAGAATCAATAGCTTTTTCTTTCAGCATCAGCTCTTGCTGTCTGATCTGAACCAGCGGATCGGTGTCATCACCTTGTCCAATCGACTCAAGAAGCTCTTGCGTCAACTGCGCCAAAACAGGCGATGATAGCTGCTCGATCTGCATCTGAATCTGGCTTTGCATCTGTTGGAGCTGCTCTGGCGGAACTTGACCAGACTGCTGAGCAGCCTGCATCTCTTGCATCTGCTGATTCAGCTCTGGAGATATTTGATCCTGAACCATCTGGCCAGCCATGAACTGCAAGTGCTGCATCATATGACCGATGATCATGCCCTGTAGAGGCGGGTTCTGCTTAACCACGTCAGTCAAAAACAGCGACCTATGGGCATCGATGTGCGCTTGGTGGTTCTGCGCCTCAAACGCCTGTGCAGGCTGGCCCATCAAGAATCCGCTGTTCTCAATGCCTGCGTCCACAGGCATAGGCTGTGGTGGCGGGGGTGGAGGCTGAATAAGGCTATCCACATCATCAACGCCGAGAGCCGAATACATGCGCCGATACGCCTCATATATGCCCTGTGGCCCGTGTATCTCAGGGTTAGACTGAACCAT